TGGCCATCGCCTAGTCCTCGTAAGCGAAGCCGTGCGCGTGCACGAGGATCGCCGCGAGCTCGGCCGGAACGGCGACGACGCCGTTCGCGACGGCGAATTCGCGGCCGGCGAGCGACACCGAGGTGCAGCCCGCCGGCGCGCGCAGACGCAGCGTACGCGGCGATGGTTTGGATTTGTGCAAAGGTTTTTTCATTGCGAACGTCCTTACAACGAGCGCACCTTCCCCGCGCACGATGCGGGGGAGTTCGTCGATTTGCTCTTGAGCGAAAACGGCAAAGCGCAGCCGCGGTCCGAGGCGCCGGTCAATCAAGCAGGCTTCGCGCGTCCCTCAGGTCCGGCACGGCGGGCCGCCACCATTGTCGTCCTCTGCGTTGCCATCCTCGCCGTGGTGCTGCTGCCGGTTGCCAGTCGTCCGGGACCGGCAATGCCGGGAATCGTCGCGCTGTTCGCGGCGACACTCCTGATCACCGAACTGGCGACGAGCTTTCTCCTGCTGGTGCGCTTTCGCGCAGTCCGCAGCTGGTCGCTGCTCGTCCTGAGCGCCGCCTATTTCTATTCGGGGCTGATGCCCATTCCGCATCTGTTGACGTTTTCCGGCGCGGTGCTGGCCGGACAGCCGCTGATCGAGACGCCGCCGCAAGCCGCGTCGTGGATTTACATCCTGTGGGTGAGCGGATTCGCCCTGCTGAGCCTGATCGCGGTGTGCCTCGAAAGCTGGTTCAGTGACTGGCGCATCGCCGACGAAAACGCGGGACTGGCCGGGTTTCTGGCGTTCAGCCTGGCCGCCGGTGCCGCACTCGCGGTCGTCTTCACGGCCTTCGCGGCGGGACCGCAAATAGATCTGCTCGACAAGGGGCTGCGTTTTTCGGATCTGAGTGACACGACAACCTTGCTTGCCGCCGGTGTCCTCGCCATGAGCATCGTCATCATTCTGGTGGCGATCGGCGAGCGGAACCGCCTGTTCCTGTGGCTGAGCCTGGCGCTGACACCCATGGCGTTCTCGATCGTCGTCTCGTCGACGTTCGGCGGCGGGCGCTTTACCGTCGGCTGGACAACCGGCCGGTTGAGCTGGCTGATCGCCGCCTGCGTGCTGTTCATCTATCTTCTCGTGCTGCACGCGCGTGACCAAAGGTTCTTTGCGCGCACACGCGAGCGTTTGTTGGCAGGGGCGGACGGCAAGGACGTGGCCGCTTGGAACAACGGCGGCGAACGAAGCGTCGATGCCGCCCTCGACACGTTCGTCGCGCGCGAGAACATCGCGCGGTTCAAACGCATGCTCGCGGAAGAAAACGATTGGGCCAAGGGCCTGGTTTTGCAGCGCATGCTCGCCGAGGAAGAAGCGCGGCTGAAACAATTGGACACGCCGACATCCGGAGCGTAGCCCCCTCACCCTGCCCTCTCCCCCTCGGAGGGGGAGAGGGAAGATAAGAAGACAATGCGCCGTGACTGTTCCGCCTAGCCTCAGCCATTGCCGATGTTGGTGATGGCGCCGAAGGCGAAGGGCGCGTAGTTCTGCAGCACTTCGTCGGCGTAGACGCCGTATTCATAGCGCCGCGCGCGCAGCGGCCATTCGACCTGGTAGTAATCGCGCCGGGTGCGGATTTGCACCGTGTTCGGCACATTCGACAGCGGATAGGGCAGCGTCTTGCTGAAGAACAGCACCGTGCCCGCCGGCATGTTCGGGTGCAGGCGGATCGGAATCTCGGTCGCGCCCGCCATACTGAATTTGTTCAAGTAACTGCGCACCATCACGCCACCGAGGACGGCGCCCTGATCGGCCGAGAAGACGAAGCGCGCGGCGGTATTGACGCCGCCTTGCAGGATCTTCTTGTGGATGTTGAGCATCTCCTGCGACGAGACGTAAATCGCCGTTGGAGAAAGCCGATAGTTGTCCCAGAAGGACTTGAGGGCGGCGTCGAACTCGACGATGCCGCCTTCGCTGTCGGCGGTGAGCGGCGTGCCCGTCCCTGCCGTGCCGGTCGGCTGCGCCGCGTAATAGGCGTTGAGCGAGGACCGGAAGCACTGGGTCAGCAGGCCGTCGAACACCAGCGCATTGACGCTGTTGTCGGACGAAGGCAGCGCGCTTGCCGCCTGCGTGCCGGCGGCATTGGCGGCGATCGAGACGGAGTTGATGGTGGTGATCGCGCCGAGCGTCTCGCTGCCAGCCGCGCCCCAGAACCAGGCGTAGCCGACGGCGCCGCGCACCGCCGCGACGGTGGCAGCGACCGAGCCGGTGGGACCCGTAATCGAGACCGTCGCATTGGCGGATTTCTGCGCCGAGCCACCGCCGAAGGTGTCGCTTGAGCCGTCGGCGTTGGTGCGCGTCACCGCAGCGGGAATGCCGCCCGCGACCGAGCTGTTCAAATAGCCGTCGAGGGTGAGCGCGACGGCGATCACCGACAGCGTGCCGGTGGCGAGCGAGCCGCCGGACGAGGACGCGGTCAGCGCCGGCGTCGGCGTCGTGCCGAGCGTCAACGAGCCGTTGCCGCCGAGAATGGTCTGCTCTTCTTGCAGCATCAGGGATTCCAAAAGCGTCTGCGCCGCGAGCGCGCGCAGATCGTCGAAGCCCTGACCGGCATAGACCGCTTCGAAATCGACGTTGGCTTCGAGGCCGATGCCTTTGTAGACGGCGTTGTAATCCTGCGTCGTCACGGCGATGACGCCGCCGCGATTGCCCGGCGAGATGCCGGCGCGCACCGACGACGTGTTGAGGCCGGTGATCGCCTTCCAGTTCGCCTGAATGCCGCCTTTGCCGGTGACGCGCGGAATGTCGTTACGCAACGGCGTCAGCACCGGCACCAGCAGCTTGGCGCCCGGCTCGAGGTCATAGAAGGTCAGGCCCGTCGTGGGCGAGCTGCTTTCGGCGAAGGTGCTTTTCGCCAGCAAGCCGGCAAAGGCGGGATCGTCGATCGGCAATTTCTGCGCCGCCTTGAAGGCAGCCAAAGTGTCGTGCGTGTTGAGGGTCATCGGGTGCTCCTGGGGGTGAGTGGGAAAGACGGCGCGGCGGCTTAGAAAAAGCCGACGCGGATCGGGTTGCGGTGCGCCTTGCGGATGGCGTCGAGCGCGGTCGTCGGTTCGTCGCCGGCGCGCTTGGCGACGCCGTCCTCGCTCTTGTCGACGGTGTGCGCGGCGGATTGGTATTTCGCCGGCGCCGGCTCGGCGGCGAGCTTGTTCAAGAGCGCGCGCTGCGCTGCGACTTCGCGTGCCAGCGCATCGAGACGTTCGGCAAGGCTGGCGTGCTTGGCGAGATCGCCGCGTGCAGCTTTAGCCGGGTCGTCGGCATCGGGCTCGGCGTCGTCATCGGTCGCGGTCGGCGTGCCGGGACAGTGCGCGCCCAATTCAACCGCTGCGTCGTGGACGTGCTGGATGCGTTCGAGATCGGCTTGGCTGTTGCGGCGGCCTTCTTTGGCGAGCGCCACCTTATATATGTCGATGACGGCTTCGGGATTGGCCGGCCGGTCGACCAAGCTGATCTCGGTCAATTCAAGGCCGGTGATGATGCGCTGGTCGGCGGGATCGCGCGACGTGACGCGGCCGCCGATGGAAAAGCCCTTGTAGACGCCCTGCTTCACCTTCTCCCAGGCGTCGTCGTCGACCACCTTGGCGGCGATGCGCAGGCCCTTGGCGTCGACGCCCGCCTCCTGCGCGATGCCGACCGCCGACGGCTGGTGCATCTCGCGCACGTTGGCGAAACGCATGTAGCTCGGCAGCGCGGCTTCGACCGCCTCGCGCTTGACGATCTCGCCCTGGCTGTCGAGCGCCGGCGTCGAGGCGTAGCCGATGGCGAGGCGCTGCTCCGCGTCGAATTTCTCGAGCGGCACGAAAATTCGCATGATGATTCTCCGCAAATAAAAAGGGCGCCCGAAGGCGCCCTGGGTTGAGTCGATGACGACGCGCCGCCGACCGGCGGCGGCGCTTACGGCTCAGTTCTGATCGACTAGCATGGTCTGGATCTCGAAGCCGTCCGGATGGTCCTTGAATCCGAGCTGGTCACGGAGCAGCGCGATCCCGGCCTCGGCCTTTTGACGCGAGGTATAGATGCCGAGCATCAATTGGTGCCTGAAGCCGCTCGGTTCGCAGTAGCGATGCCATAAGGCGTAAACGGTATCCATGGTGCGTCCTGATGATTGGGGTGAAACGGAAGGCGACGCCATCACCCCTCGCCGGGCCAGACCGAGATGAAGCCTTCCTTGAAAGACGTCTCATCGAGCGTAAAGGGCTCCGCTGCGAGACACTCGGAATGGTCGCGGAATTCGGGCTGCGCCTTGAATCGCGCCAACGCGGCTTGCGCCTTTTGCTCGGTCGAATAGACGCCGAGCAAGCGCTCGTCGTCCTCGCCCGACGGAAGCTGACGATCGAACGAAACGATAAAAACGTCAGTCATGGCAGTCGCTCCGGTTACGCGCCATTGTCATCCGGCAGCAGGATGGATTTCGGATCGCGGAAATGCCGATCACCGTACTTCTGCAGCTTTTTATATTCTCCGCCGCCTTCTTTCCAGTTTCCAGGACCGTATCTCTCGTCCATCAGGCGCTTGGCGTAATCACGGCCGTTTTCGTCCACACGCGGACGCATGCCGCGCGCCCAACTTGGAACATCGTCGGCGCCCTCCTTACCGCTCAAACGCGGGATCGGTTCCTTGAATTCCGGCAGTTCGTCGTCAGGAATGACCGGTGGCCGGGCGAACAACACCTCCTGCGCGGTCTGGAAGCCGCCGCCCTCGCCCGCCGGCGCAAATTGCCCGCCCTGCGGACCCGGTCCGTAGTGATTCGGATTAAAACGGACGAGCGCCTGGTTTGGTTGGCTTCGCACGTCAGGTGCTACGCCAGCGGGCAGCGGATCGAGACCCAATTCGGCGCGCACCTCGTTGACCGACTTGATGCCGGCCTTGACGTAATCGACCGCGATCGAAGCGACCTTGGCCGGATCGCTCGGCTGGTCGTCGTTCCAGGCGAATTCGAGATCGGGTGCGGCAAACTCGCGCGCGATGACGCGGTCGCAGAGCTGCTTCACCCAGGTCTTGAGCGGCAGCAGGCCTTCGGCCAGCGCCGCGTCCTGCGCGGTCTCGGCGGTGGCCCGATTGAGCTGTTGGACAAAAGGCTGCGGTGAAACCGAGAAGGCGTAGCAGACGACGCGCGCCAGCCATTCGTCGAACGGGTCCTTGAGCGCCGGCTCGCGCGTCGGAATGAAGGTCTTGGCGACGCCGCCGGGCACGAACTTGGCGTGCCGGCGCTGCGCCGTGTTGCCTTCGTGCAAACTGTCCCAGTAGCCCTGGAACTGGCGGATCTGATCCGGCGTCCAGGTGTCGGGCACGCCGATCAGCGCCTCGGGGATATTGCCTTCGGTGTAATACTGGAGCTGCCAGATCTGCCGGCGCAGCGCGATGTTGACGGTCATCTGCACCTGCTCGACCGGCGAGTACCCGTACACCTTATGAATGCGCGGGTTTCGCGGCAGGTACCAAAGCTCGTCGGCGGTGTAATCGACCGCCGGCAACCCTTTGAGCACCTGCTGATAGGCGGGCTCCGGCGGCGCCGGCGTGCGACCCCAATCGTCGATGACGCGCTTGATGGTGGCGCCGTCCAAGGGCTCGAGCGCGCATAATTTGCCATCGCGCGTGCGGCGGAGATAAAGCGCCGGCGCGTCGATCACCAGCAGATCTTCGAGCACCATCCGGAGCCACGTCGCCCACGGATGAGCACCGTCGGGACAGGCGAACAGCGTCGAGATCGCGGCGACGCGCGGGTCGGACTTGACGTCCGCGGCGCGATCGCGCGCCCGCACCAACCACGATAGGCGCTCGATCTGATCCTTGCGGGTTTCGACGATCAGCCGGACGAGGTCGTAAGAGTCCGCCAGCGCGCGCAGTTCCGCGAAGCTGGTGCCTTCATAAGCGCGCGGCCGCGCGACGAGGTTGTAGCCCGACGGAAAGTCGAACTGGCGGCCGGCGACGTCGGCCGGCGCCTGCGCCGGCATCGGCGCCAAGGGCCCGAACCAGGTGCCGGCGTCGCCGCTGACGACATAGCCAAGGGCGCGCGCCGCGCGGGCGACGATGCCTTCGGCGATCGGCGTTGCGATGGGTTGGGTATCGGTCATGGGTTGAAAAAGCTGCGGCAGTTGGCTCTATACTTTCCGCACGGGCATGGAGGGCGCATGCGGGGGAAGCTGTTCGTTGTCGTGATGTCGTTGAGCCTTGTGCCGGCGGCACAAGTGCTGGCACAAAGCCGGGACGCAAACTTGAAGCAATGCGCCAGCGACTCCGCCGCGCCCGACCTGAAAATCGGCGCCTGCACGGCGATCATCCAGGCCGGCAGCGAGAGCGAAAAG